AATGCGAAAGCGGAACAGATTCTAAAGATTCTTACAAAAGAACAACTGAACTTTATTAAATCTAAACTTGATATTGGAGGAAGACAATGAGCGTTCTTCGTGAACCTGAAGTGAATTGGGATCCTAACCAGATGGTTGAGGTCACACTAAATGAACCAGATGATTTTCTCAAGGTAAGAGAAACATTAACTCGTATTGGTGTCGCATCGAGGAAAGAAAAGAAAATATATCAGTCTTGCCATATTCTTCATAAGCAAGGTAGATATTTTTTAGTACACTTCAAAGAATTATTTGCCCTTGATGGTAAACACGCAAACCTGACATCAAATGATGTGCAGAGAAGAAATAGAATTGCACAACTACTAGTAGATTGGGGTCTTGTTGGTATCGTGAACTCTGATACCATACAAGATGTAGCACCTTTAAATCAAATTAAGGTCTTAGCTTATAAAGATAAAGGTGACTGGATATTAGAAACAAAATACAATATAGGAAGTAAAAAGAAAAAAGTAGAGGAAACTGAATAAAATTGTAGGGGATACAACATCCCCTTTTTTCGTCTAATGTGGTATAAATATAGATGAATGCCGAAAGGGTTCAATTAATAAAGT